TTTGATTGGGGTGGTCTTTGGAGTCGAACAGACCCCATGCACTTCCAATTGGCGAAACTCCCATGATTCGCCTCTTTCCCATGTTCCTTCTCTCCGGTTGCATCTCAGCGCCAATTCAGATTCCCCAGAAGGAATGCAAGCGCATCGATTTACCTCCAGTCCCCCAGAAGGTCTACATCGACATCCAAGGAGACAAGATCCTTTCCGATGCTGGTGGGGAGTTATTGCTGCGTGGCTATGTACAGGCACGGGATGCCAAATGAAATGCAGCCCGACAGGTCAGCTGATATTTGAGGATCGAAGTCATGGCCTTTATTCCACACCCACAGGCTTCACTTTTGGAGTTGATTGCAGACCGCCTTCGGAGAACAGTCATGAGTGAATGGTTAAAACTAGCTCTCACCGTCGGTGGATTTGCAATCGTCACATGGTCGATGGTTCAGCAGCACGAATACCGACTCGACAAGATTGAGGACGCTATGGAAAGCCACTTGTCAAAACACGAAGAACAGAACAGCCAGATTCAAAAAACGCTGACCCAGATTCAGATCGAACTCAGCAAGCTGACGCGGTGATTTCATGCTCAAGACAAGGAGTCGAGCATGGTATCTCTTAAACAAGACCAAGGTTTTAGAGAAGAAGCGCAGTCAGTTCAGTGAAGACCGCCTCAAGTTTATTCAAGAGGCCGGTGGAAAGTGTGTCCTCTGTGGGGAGAGAGATCCTCACGTTCTCGACTTCGACCACATTGAGAACGATGGCGCAGCCTTCAGGAAGGAACACCGAATCAAGAACTTCGTCCAGTACCTCAAAAGGGAAGGTCTGGACAGAACAAAGATCCAGCTGCTCTGCAAAAACTGCAACTGGCGCAAAGAGCGCATCAGGCGTCAAAAAAACGTCATCAGAGATATCAGCTAAAGGTCATCCTCAATGGCAGATGAAGCAGATATCGCGCAGCAGCAAATGGAATTGATGGAAGAGATCCGAAACAAGGCGATCATCGCCCGTCGCCCCATCAAACGAGCCTATGACTGGTGTATCGATTGCGGAGATCGCATCGATCCCAGAAGACTGAAGATCGTCCCAGATGCGGAACGATGCTCAGACTGTCAGCAAGACTTTGAGGTCTACTTGCGAAGAAGCGAGTAGCTCACCAAAAGCACATCAGATGGGAGATCTGAATATGTCGCTCACCAGCAAACAAGAAGCATTCTGTCAGGCCATCGCTGATGGTTTGGGTCAATCTGAGGCTTACAAAGCAACGTATGACGCATCGAGGATGAAGGATTCCTCGATTTACGTCAGGGCATGTGAGCTGATGTCCAACAGTAAGATCCAAGTAAGACTGAAGGAGCTGAGGGAAGCCCTTCAGGAAAAGCAGCTGTGGAGCAGGGAACAGTCCATCAATGCCTTGATCTCTGTGTATCGTGAAGGATCACCCGCCGTGAAGGTTGCAGCAGTCAAGGAACTCAACCTGATGCACGGCTACAACGCACCCATGCAGCACAACATTCAGACAAGGATCATCATCCAAGATGAATCCGAGTAACGACATCCATGTCACGCTGCCAAAGATGCACCCCGGACAGCGGCATCTGGATCAGACCGCCAAGCGATACAACGTCGCCTCAATGGGTCGGCGTTTTGGTAAAACCGTCCTCGGTATCCGTTTGCTGGCCAAAAAGACCATCAATGACTCCTTGCCGGTGGCGTGGTTTGCTCCGAACTACAAGCTATTAGACGAGGCATGGCGAGAGGCCAAGCGACGACTTCACCCAGCCATCATTCAGAAATCAGAGCAATCCAAACGACTTGATCTTTCAGGTGGGGGATCGATTGAGTTCTGGACCCTTGAAGATGAGTCTGCTGGTCGGGGCAGGAAGTATGCCCGTGTTGTTGTGGATGAAGCTGCTCATGCCAAAAAGCTCAGAGAGTCATGGGAACAGGCGGTCGCCCCGACTCTCACGGACTACCGAGGTGATGGGTGGTTCATGTCAACACCAAACGGCATGAACTATTTCCATGAACTATGGCTTTTGGGTCAGGGTGGAAGAGAGGACTGGCAAAGCTGGCAGATGCCAACAACGACCAACCCATTCATTGATCCTAGTGAAGTTGCAAACATGCGCGGAATGCTGCCTGAGAGGGTCTTCAGGCAGGAATATATGGCCGAATTCCTTGAGGATGGTGCTGGTGTGTTCCGTGGTGTGGATCGTGCGCCTGAGAGCCTCTGGCTGGATCACTCCAATCTGCGCGACAGCTATGTCATCGGCTGCGACTGGGGACGCCACAACGACTTCTCGGTATTCACTGTCCTGAACCAAAAAGGCGAACTGGTTCACATCGACCGATTCACTGACATTGGCTATGAGCTTCAGGTCGGAAGGCTGAAAAACCTTTGGGAACGCTTCAGTCGATGTCCGATCCTTGCAGAGTCGAACTCAATGGGTGGCCCTTTGATTGAGCGCCTTCAAAGAGAGCGCATGAATGTCCATGCCTTTCACACCACAAACGCCAGCAAATCCGAAGCCATTGAATCACTCGCATTGGCCATCGAGAACGGTCAGATCTCATTCCCGCATGACGAGCGCGTCAGCGTCTTGAAGACTGAGTTGGTCGCCTTCGATCAAGAACGACTCCCCTCGGGGATGATGCGGTATGGCGCACCCTCTGGGCAGCATGATGACACCGTGATGGCTCTGGCCATTGCATGGCATGGCGTTCACCTCACCAAGAAGCAGCCGGTCATGATGAAGATTGCATCGCTATGATCCCAGAGCAAAACAACCCCGTTCTGGATAGCGTCCAAGAACGGATCAGAAACATCGCGCAGATGAGCTTTGACATGCTCATGAAGAGGATTGCATCGGGTGAAGACCCTAGAACTGCGATCAATCTCATCACCTCTCAATTTGTCGGTGACTTTTCAGAAGAACTGACGGCAGCATTCAATGAAATGCTGATGGGTGGCTTCAGTGTGAACGACATTCGAGCGCTGCCGATTGGAAAGGTCGATCTTTCGCGACATCTCTACCGGCAAACTTCGATGACCAATGCTGTCGTTCTTCAGGCTGTCAAGGATCATGTCAAAGGATTCACCCAAGCGCGGGATCTGGCCATGAAGATCTATGAAGGCTACGGCGCGTCTGCGGATCTTTTGAAGATCAAGGCCGAGGTTCCAAAATACTTGCGATATGCCATGCAGGATCCTGCCATTAGTCAGGGATTCATGCAGATCGTGGCTCGAATCAAGGCGAACAATCTCAAGACGCCAGCACTTAAAGCCTCTTATCTGCAAGCCATCGATGCAATTGAAAATGGTGCTGGGCAAGCGAAACTTGAAAAGCAGCTAAAAGTGGCTTGGTATGAGCGCAACCGCTTTTTGGCAAACCGAATTGCCCAGACCGAACTCCACAGGGCATACAGCAATCAGGTGGCTGCTGAACTTATGGCAGACAATCAGCTGTCATGGGTTCAGATTGTGATGAGCCGCACACATCCGAAAACAGACATCTGCGATCTGCACAGCAAGCTGAACAAGTACGGGAAAGGGGAAGGCTGCTACCCCAAGGCATTCGCACCAAAACCGCCATATCATCCCTTTTGTCGATGCAAAATCATCCCAAGATACGATCTCGATGGAGATGGAAGGCTTAATGAAAGAGCCGAGCAGGAGTTTGTCAGGTCTCAGTCTGAATATGACCAGAGGCTTATTTTGGGATCACAGAGAAAGCTGCATGATTTCCTGACTGGGACACCGCTCAAGACAATTCTGAGCAAAGGCGTTCCAGAAGAGTATCAGCTCAAGCTATTGAGCGATCCAGCCGGTGATAATGAGATCCAGCCAGTGCTTTCAAAACAGGTGACGCCACCGCCGCCTGTTGCAACCAATCAAACGCGCTATTGGGATAGCTCTACAGAAGCTGGAACTTGGCATGACACATCCTTTCAAAATGCCCCTGAATGGATTAAGCGAGCGATATCAAAATACAAGGATGCGCCAGTTGCCTATAAGAAGGGTGAAGGTGCTTATTGCTCACGGCACACCTTGATTAACATGGGTCGTCATCTAAAGGATAACCTCAGAGGCCAATCTGTCTGGCGTCATGAGTTTGGCCACTGGATCGACGGATGGCTTGGGCATGAGAATTGGAGTGAATATGCTTCATCAATGCCAGATATCAAAATGGCAATAGAGCAGGATGCAAAGCTGCTGACAACAGCATCTGGCTTTGCAAGATTAGACGCAAAGAACAACGCTCGACTTTCAGCGCTTGCTCAAATTTATGAATCTGAAAAGAATAAGCTGATCGAAATGGCTGGTCTGGAGGAGCGAGTAGCCTACATCCGATCAAAGTGGGAGACTCAAGGCTTTGACTTTGATGAAGCCATGAAGCAGCTGTCGATTCATGACTCTATTCAAGAAGCAGCAATCACAGAATCTGGATATATCTCTGATTTGGTCAGGCTGAACCAAATGGCCACAGCAATATCTGAGTTGGACGCGCAGGGCTTTATGGATGCAGTTCTAGGGGCAAATCATGAATACCGAAAAAATTCATTCGGCGCAGCTTTCCCTGAATTCTCTGATATGATTGGATGCGCCACAAAAAACAAAGTCAGTGGATACAATAAGTCAGGGTTTGGTCATTCAAATAGCTACCTTAAGCGACAAGGATTCAAAGAGACCGAAGTGTTTGCCAATGTCATTGCACTTCAAGGGTTGGGTTCAACATTCTGGAATCAACTTTCAGAGATTTTTATGAAGAACACTGTCTCAGCTATTAAGGCAAAGCTGCTATGAGTAGCCTACAATCTGCTTTCGCAAGTTATCAAGCAGCCTTTGGTGAAGATCCACCGTTGTACCAGCTTCGATTCTATGGCGATGAAGACATCATTGATCTGATCGATGAGTCAATCAAGAAGAATGAAAAGCTGACGGCAGAGGCACTCGAACACCGTTTGCCGCCAGACGTTCTCTATTAAGCCACCACATCAAACCGTGAGACGAACAGCTTGTACTGTTCAAGACGGTCTTCATCCGTGATGGTTTCCTGCCACACCGCCGTGAATGGGTTCGCAGCATTCTCCATTGCAGCAACGATGTTCGACTCCATCGTGCAAAGGGCTGAGTACACCGCTTCAAGTCCACCCGAATCAGACTCAGACAGCGCAGATCCGAAGTAGATCAACACGCTGATCCGTTTGCGGGTGATAGTGGCTGCATGTTCTCCCTTGGCTGGAACAATGCGGATGATCGGGTAATCATCGGGGCTGACTCCTGCCTCGATTCCGATCTTGCATGTCACAACGCCGGGGATATCCGAAAGAACGTCTTTGATGGCTTCAAGGGTGGTATACATCACGCCCTCTCAATGGCCACGGTCAGCTGATTGACGTTGGTACTGGTATCGGATGCGGCCAAAGCGTTCTTGGCCTGATTCAGTACAAACTCGAACTCCTTGCGGTAATCCTTCAGTTTTGACGCATAGGCATCGCCTTCTGATGCGCTCTGTTCAAGGCAAGTGATGATGTAGGCCCGAATGACTACCAGCCGATTGCGCCATTCCGCCGGGAATGTTGCGATGTTGTCCACATCTGCATAGGCTCGATATTCCAT